CGCGCACGACCAATCGCCGGAAAACAAGGCGCGCAATCGTGCGAGGCTGACCGGCGCGGTCTACTTCAACGCCACGGGCCGCACGCTTGGGGCGCTGAGCGGCATCGCGTTCGCCAAGTGGCCGGAGGTCAAGCTACCTGCGGCGCTGGCGTATCTGGAAGGCGATGCGGACGGCGCTGGCGTCGGGCTGGTGAATCAGGCGCAGGTGGTGGTATCGGACGTGCTGCAAACGGGCCGTGCCGGGCTACTGGTGGACTACCCGACCAGCAACGGGGCGACCTCCCGCGCGCAGGCCGATGCCGGAGAGATTCGGGCCACGATTGCGTTCTACACGGCTGAGGCGGTCATCAACTGGCGCACGGTCAAGCGTGGGGCCAAGCACCTGCTGGGCATGGTGGTGCTGAAAGAGGAAGCCGAGGATTGGGACGGGTTCGAGCGCAAGACGATCCCGCAATACCGCGTGCTGCTGCTGGGCCGCCTGTCCACAGAGGACGAATCAGCGCCCGAGCGGTATGTCGTGCAGGTGTGGCAGCAGGACGATTCGTCGGTGTGGGCCATTGTCGAGGAATACGCGCCGCATAACGGGGCGGGGCAGCCGTGGCAGGAAATCCCGTTCGCGTTCGTGGGGGCGACCAATAATGACCCCACGCCCGACCAGGCGCCCATGTACGACCTGGCCGACCTGAACATCGCGCATTTCCGCAACTCTGCCGACCACGAGGAATCGCTGTTCTTTGCGGGGCAGGCGCAGGTGTACGTCACTGGCGTAGACGACCAGTGGGTCAAGGTGATGATGGACTCCGGCGTATACGTCGGCTCCCGCGCGATCCTGCCGCTGCCCGTGGGTGGCGATGCGGGCATACTTCAGGCCGAGGCGGTCAGCGGACTGTCGGAGGAAATGAAGCACAAGGTCGAGCTAATGGCTGCCTTGGGTGCGCGACTGATCCAGCCCGGCACGGTGGCAAAGACGGCCACGGAATCGGGCAGCGACGACAAGGCCGCCCATAGCGTCCTGAGCCTCGTATGCGACAACGTGAGCGATGCCTACCGCAGGGTGCTGGCATGGGTCGGCGAGTTCATGCGTGCGCCGGGCGAGGTCGATTTCACGATCCCGACCGAGTTCGCTGGCATCCAGTTCGACGCGCAGCAAATGGCGCAAGCCTTGGCTGCGGTGCAGTCGGGCAAGATCCCGGAATCGGACTTCTGGACGTACTGCCGGAGCGTGGGCCTGATCGCAGCGGACAAGACCGACGAGGAAATCCGCGACGAGGTAGAGACGCAGGCGGTCGATACGGGACTGGACGATGCCGCAACCGGCGCTGTCTGACGCCTCTCTGCGCCATGCGGTCCTAGTCGAGCGCCTGTCGTCGGGTGAGGTCCGCAAGTTCACCCCGTTCCTCCGGGAGATCGACAAGGCGCTACGGGAGCGACTGACCCGCGACGGCTTGACCGAGTTCGCGCGCGACCGGCTGGAATCCATGCTGGCAGAGGTAGACGCCATCCTGCGCGGCGTGCTGTCCCGGTTCACGCGGCAGTTAGAGCTTGATCTGCGCGAGTTCGCCGAGCATGAGGCGGCGTTCGCGGGGAAGGCAATCGAACACGCGGGGTTCGCGGCCAATGTCCCGGCGGCTGGCCTGCTGTGGGCGGCGGTTGAGAGCAACCCGCTGGCGGCGGGCAACGGCAAACTGCTGGCCCCGTTCATTAAGGGCTGGACCGAGAGCGAGATTGCAGCCGTAACCGGCGCGATCCGCTTGGGTGTCGCGCAGGGGCAGACGGTGGCCGAGCTGGTCAAGTCGATTCGCGGCACCAAGGCGCTGAACTACGCCGATGGTCTCCTGGCTGTCACGCAGAGGCACGCCGAGGCGGTAGTGCGGACCAGTGTGGCCCATGTGGGCGCGCAGGCCCGCATGGCGACGTACAGCGCCAACGACGACATTTTCGGCGGCCTCCAATGGGACGCCACGCTCGACCAACGTACCTGCGTCCGGTGCCAATCGCTAGACGGCAGGGTATTCAAGATGGACAAGGGGCCGGTCGAGCCGTTGCACGTCAACTGCCGCTGCGTCCGTGTTCCGCTGCTGTCCGATGAGTTCGCGTTCCTACAGGACGGCGAAATGCGGGCGTCTCTGAACGGGCCGGTCGATGGCGGCCTGTCTTACTACGAATGGCTGAAGAAGCAGCCCGCCGCGTTTCAGGATGCGGCACTCGGCAAGACCCGCGCGCGCCTGTTCCGTGATGGCGGGTTGTCCGCCGAGCGATTCGCCGCGCTGCAACTGGACCGCCGTTTCGAGCCGCTAACGCTGGTCGAAATGCGCGAGCTAGACCCGCTGGCCTTCATCAAGGCTGGCATTGATCCGCGTCCGTGACGCACAAACGCCCCGAGGGCAACATGGCTGACGAAAACGAGATTGACCTGAAAGACGCCAAGGTTCAGGCGGCGATTGCTGCTGCGGTAGAGGCGGCGATTGGCCCGCTGAAGGCGAAGAATGAGGAACTGCTGGGCGAGACCAAGGAAGCCAAGCGCAAGGCGCGCGAGGAAGCCGAGGCGGCCAAGCTGGCAGTTGAAGAAGCTGCCCGCAAGTCCGGCGACGTGGCCGCGCTGGAAAAGTCGTGGCAGGACAAGCTCGCAGCCCGCGAGGCGGAACTGTCCGAAGCGGTGAAGGCCCGTGACGCGCAGCTGGTGAGCCTGACGGTAGGGGCGACCGCACAGAAGCTGGCCGCAGACCTCGCGGTTCCCGGCAGCGCCGACGTGCTGCTGCCGCACATCAAATCACGCCTTTCGTATGCAGACGGGAAGCTGTCCGTCCTGGATGCGGATGGCAAGCCCAGCGCGGCCACTGTGGACGAGCTGGCGAAAGAGATCGCATCGAACAAGGCGTTCGCGCCGTTGATCGTGGCGAGTTTGGCAACCGGGGGTGGTGCTTCCGGGGGCAAGGGCGGCGGTGCCGCGCCCACGAAGAAGGTCGCTGAGTGGACGGACGGGGAAAAGGCCCGATTCATCCGCGAGCAGGGGCTTCCGGCGTGGCAGGAACTTCTCAAGGCACAGGGCTGACGCCCTTTCCCCACAACTAAGGAGCCATCATGGCAACCGGCAAGGCAAGTGATTTCAAGGTGTATCAGGACGAGATGCGCGGCGGTATCGTCGAGCGTCTCACTCAGGCTTCGGCCTTCTTCAACGCTGCGGGCGGGGCGATTCGCCTTGGCACCGTGTCCCGTCGTGGTGACTACGCGAAGGAATCGTTCTTCAAGACGATTTCCAGCCTCGTCTCCCGCCGTGACGCGACCTCCGTGGCGACCGCCACCGACCTCGCCGTTGCGATGGACGAGATCATCTCGGTCAAGCTCAATCGCAAGNTCGGNCCNATNGNTCAGACCCTCGANGCGTTCCGCAAGNTCGAGNTGGCNGCTGGTGAGGANTCGCTGTCNTTCCTGATCGGTACGCAGATCGCCAAGGCAATGGAAGTGGAGATGCTGAACACCGCCCTCCGCGCCTGTCGCGCCGCGCTGGATACCGCGAACAGCACGCAGTACGACGCGGCTTCGACCATGACCACCGTGGACCTGGTGTCCGGCCTGTCCAAGTTCGGCGACGCGTCGAGCAACATTGGCGCGTGGGTCATGCATTCCAAGGTCTACTTCGACCTGATGAAGCACCAGATCGGCACCTCGGCCAATGGCGATATCGTGGCTGGCGTGGTCGTGCAGGGAGCCAATCCGCTGACCCTGAACCGTCCGGTCATCGTGACCGATTCGGACGCGCTGGTGGTCACCACGGGCACCGGCACCGCTGCCGTCACCAAGTACCACACGCTCGGCCTCGTGCCGAACGCCGTGGTGGTCGAGGACTCCGAGCAGTCAACGATGGAGGCGCAGATCGTGACCGGCCTGGAGAACCTGATTGTCCGGTTGCAGGGCGAGTCGGCCTACAACCTCGGCGTCAAGGGCTTCAAGTGGGACACCACCAGTGGCGGCGTGAACCCGCTGGATGCCGCGGTCGGCACGGGTTCCAACTGGGATGTTGCGGCGTCGTCCTACAAGGATTACGCGGGCGTGCTGGTGGTGTCGAACTAAGGATGAAGGTCGGCGTCTACGCAGGCGATGACAACCTCGAAGCCGGTGCATTCTCGACCGGCCTAGAGGCTTACGGGCATCGTGCGTTCATGCGCTCGGCATCGGATCATGGCCCCGGACAGACGGAATCGTTCGGGGCCGTGGTCATTACCGGGATGCGCGGCAAGGGTCGCGTGATTCGGGACGATTACGAGAGGATCGGGGTTCCGGTCATTGTGATTGACTACGGCTACCTCGCTCGCGTGAGCGGGATGGCTTCATGGGAATCAGGGCATTGGCAGGTAGGCGTCGGCGGATTGAATCGCCCGCCCAGCTTCGAGTGTCCTGCGGATCGGTTCGACGCGCTGAACATCGCGGTCAAGCCGAAGGGGAAGGGCAAGATCCCGTTGGTCTTGGGGCAGCACGTTGGCGATCCGTCGCACGGGCTGGATGGCAAGGAAATGGCGGCATGGGCGCAATGGTTGTGCGATAGCCACGGGGCGCGGTTCCGGCCGCACCCTGACAGCCCCGATGTTGAAGTGGCCGCAGAGCGCGCTACAGGGCCGCTGGCGGACGTGCTGGCCGGGGCGAGCGCGGTCTATACCCTGTGCAGCACGGCGGGGCTGGATGCGATCCTGGCCGGGGTTCCGGCGATTGCCGCCATGCCGGATCGGGCCTGCTGGGGTAGTCTTTCGGGTCCGAAGCTGCCATCCGTGGCGGCGCGTCGTGCCCTGTGTCACCGATTGGCCTACGGGCAATGGACGCTGGATGAAATGCGTAGCGGGCTGGCCGCTGATTTCGTGATGAGGAACCTGCACCGATGGCATTGATCGTTGAGACCGGCGCAGTCGTCACCGACGCGGATACCTTTATTTCGCTGGCCGATTTCCGCACCTTCGCCGAGGGCAAGAACTTCGCCACGCCCGCCGACGACGCTGTTGCCGAGGGCTGGCTGAAGCGCGCGGCATTCGCCATGTGGCAGATGACGTGGAAGGGCTGCAAGGTCGATACCGATCAACCCCTGCCGTGGCCGCGCACGGACGTATACGTTGACGCCGAGCTGCTGGCCTACGATTCAATCCCGCGAGGGATCATCTACGGGCAGGCGATGCTTGCGCTGGAAATGTACGCGGCGGATTCGCTGGCGGCTGAACCGGGCGGCGGGGCGGCGGTCATTGAACACTCGGTCAAGGTGGACGTGATCGAGGAATCCAAGAAGTTCGACCTCGCGCACCGCAACACGGGGAGCCTGCTGGCCCCTGCGGCTGCGGCGTCGAGTCGGGCGCAGTTTGCCGATTACCTGCGCTATCGGGGGTTGTCGGCCATCCGCGCCTAGAGCAACGCGCGACCCTGCTGGTCCTGCACAGAGACGACCTCGCAGCCGTTGACGGCGCGGGCCTGCCCGATGGCGTACTGAAACTCGCCCATGCTCCCGACCGGCATTTGCATGGTCAGCACGGGCACGGAGACGACGCGACCCTCGACCCGCAGGAACACGTTGAGCGATTCAAGCGGGGCTGTCCCTGTATTGCGGACCACGCCGCTGATAACGCCGAAGGTCTTGTCGGTGTCGCAATTGAGGCTGACCACTTGCACGGCGCCCGGCGATTCGACCGGCGCGGTGGCGATGGGTTGCGCGGCGTTAGGCGGCTGACGCCATATCGCCACGGCCAGCACAGCGGCGACGATTAGCACGATCCAGAAACCCGATTTCATGGTCACCCCCTTGGGTTTGGCCGGACGATAACACAGGACGCCAATGGCCTTCGATTACAGCCCCATTGCTGCGACGGCGGCAAGCCTGTTGGCGCAGTTCGGGCAGACGGTCACGCTGTCCAAGATCACCCCTGGCACCTATGACCCGGTGACGGGCGGAACCACCGGCGGAACCACAGCCACGCAGACGGCCTCAGCAGCCCTGCTGGACTACACGCTACAGGAGTCCGGCGCGAAGTTCGCGGACGGCTCACAGGTGCGCGTAGGCGACAAGAAGGCGCTGATCGAGGCCGAGGGGCTGGCATGGGCGCCGGATGAATCCACGACCCTGATCGATGCCGCTGGCGTCATTTGGCAGATTGAGAAATTGCGGACGCTGGCACCTTCGGGCGTGGCGGTCCTCTACACAGCGAATGCGACGAGGTGACGTGATGAAGGTAGCGGCAATGGCGGCATCGTTCTTCCTGTATTGGTCGGGCCACGCCGTCTCGCGCTTGTTCCGGAGGTGGGATTCGCTGGCTTTCATGTATCCCGTTTACAACCGCCTGATGTGCTGGTCCGCTGATGTGGAAGATTGGGCGGGTATTGATTTCATGTGGTCTCCGCGCCTTCACGCCGATAGCGAATGACCTTCGCCTCGCAAGTCCACCGCTTCACCGACAAGTCGGAAAAGGCGGTGGACAAGACCGTGCGCGCGATCACCTTTGGCCTGTTCCGCGAGGTCATCCGCAGAACGCCAGTGGATACGGGACGATTGAAGGGCAACTGGCAGACCACGCAGCAGGCTCCGGCCACGGGGACGGTCACGATCACCGACAAGAGTGGCGGCGTGACGATTGCCTCGATGGCTGCTGCGATTGGCGGGTGGGGCAGCGTGTCCTACATGGCGAACAACCTGCCATACGCCAGCCGAATCGAATACGACGGCTGGAGCCATACCAAAGCCCCCGCTGGCATGGTCCGCGTATCGCTGGCCCGCATCAACGCAATCGTCGCCAAGGCGACTAGCGCCAACAAGGTCTAGCCATGTCCGAAGTGAAGATCAATGCCGCGCTCGTCACGGCATATCGGGCGGCTTTGCCTGCGCTTTCCAGCGCCACCGCCTACGAGGGCATGGGCTTCACGCCCACGATTGGCAGCAAGTGGGGCCAGGTGTTCAACCTGCGCGCCGCTGCGGACGTGGCAAGCCTCGGGGTAGGCGGACAGGACGACCACACGGGCGTGTTTCAGATCGACGTGAACGTGCCTGAGAACTCCGGCACGGCTGCGCTGCTGGCCGACGCCGACACCCTGCGCGCCTATTTCGTGGTCGGTCGCGCCTTCACCTACCAGTCCCAATCCGTGCGCGTCAGGCGTGCGGACGTGTCGCCCATTCGCCGAGTGGATGGGTGGCTGCGCGTGAGCGTGTCTGTCACCTACTCGGCCTACACCACCCGTCCGGAGATTTAACGATGACTGTCGCCAACGGCTCTGCCGTCAAGTACTACTACACCGTCGAGACGGCAGGCGAGATCGCCGCGACGGCCCCCGCGTTCCTGCCGATCCGCTTCAACAGCGCCAACCTGTCGCGTAGCACCGCGCAGGTGGACAGTGGCGAGATTGGCTCCCGCCAGCGCCCCGTCGCCAAGCAGGGCACCTACAGCGTACAGGGCGAGATTGCCTCGGAACTGTCCGACGCCAGCTTCGACGCGCTGCTGGAAATGGCGATGCAATCGACGTGGGCGACCAATACGCTGAAGGTCGGCTCCACGGTCCAGACCATCTCGATCCTGGAGCGCCACACCGATACCGGCGAGGATTACGTCTACTCCAATTGCCGGATCAACACCGTGGCCGTGTCCGCTTCGGTGGATGCCCGCGTTGCCATCACCTTCGGCGTCATCGGCGCCGATCAGCAGGAATACACCGTTCCGGGCGATGCGACCTTCGCCACCGCTGGCACCTCTGAGCCGATGGTGACCAGTGTTGGCAGCATCACCGAGGGCGGCAGCGCGCTTGCCTACGCCACGGCCTACGACTTCACACTCAACAACGGCATGTCGCCGATCTTCGCGCTGGCGCAGCGGTCTGCCTATGACGTGTCCAACGGCATGTTCACCGTGACCGGCAACCTGTCGGCCTATGCGCCGGATGGGACGCTCTACGCGAAGTTTCTCAACGAGACCGACACCACGCTGGCCTTCCAGTGCAGCGATGGCGCCAATACGATGACCTTCACCTTCCCGGCGGTCATCTACACGCAAGCCGAAGCGCCGGTTGCGGGCGATGGGGCGCTGATCTCCAGCTACACCTTCAGCGCGGGCTATGACGCCACCGCCGTGACCACGGTCACCATCACCCGGAGCGCCTAATGGGGATGGAGCAGTTCTACACGCGGCCCAAGGCGAACGAGGGGCGCAAGTTGCCCCTCTACGCCCCGGACGGCTCGGCCACGGACGAATGGATCACCGTGCGGCATGTGTGGTCCGACGCCTTTCAGGATGCCGAGGACGTGAGCCTGCGGGAGATGCAGGAGGCCATGCTGGCGATGGGCGAGAAGCCCGACGCTGCCGAGGTCGCCCGCATCAAGCGCGAGGGCACCACCCGCCTGCTGGCCTCGCTGGTGGTCGCGTGGTCCTTCGCGCAGGAATGCACGCCCGACAACGTGGTCGCCTTCCTCGCCAACGCGCCGCAGATTGAGGATCAAATCAATCGCTTCGCGGCGGATGCCAAAGGTTTTTTCGGGAGCGAGTCGCGCAAGCCAAAGCGTGGCTCGAAAGCGAAAAGCGCCTAAGCGCCCCCCAGCCGGGCGGCGGGACACTCCGCGCGCACCTGCTGGCCGCCGTCAAAGCCGGGGCGCCACGCCCCGCACAGCTCGACCAACCCCCCTTCCCAACTCACTTCGGCCACGTCATCGCCTGGCTGCCGCAACTCCCGTGCCCGATTGGGTGGCAGGAGCTTGCGGCGTGGCAGTCGGTGACGGGCCGGAAGTGCCGCTGGGAGATTGACCTGTTGATGGATCTTGACCGAGTGAGGCAATCGTGACTGATACGGCATCGCTCGTCATCAAGGTAGACAGCTCAGGTGCGGCGAAGGCGTCGGCGAACCTCGACAAGCTGGACCGTGCTGCGGGCAACAGCGAACGGGCCGCCAACAAATTCGGCAAGGCGTGGGGCGTTGCCATTGGCCTGATTTCGTCTGCCGTGGTGATTGGCGCAACCCGCGCCTTCATCAAGCAAGCCGATGCGATGGCGAACATGAACGCCAAGCTGAAGCTGGTCACGGGCAGCACCATTGCCGCCACGGCTGCACAAAAAGACCTGTTCGACCTGTCGCAGAAAACGTCGAGCGATCTGGAGGCCACGACCAACCTCTACGTCAAGCTCGGGCAATCGTCCAAGGAGCTTGCGGGAAATCACGCGCTGCTGCTGGGCATCACGGAGAAGGTTAGCAAGGCGCTGGTGATTTCCGGCGCCGATGCGGCATCGTCTACCGCCGTCATCCGTCAATTTTCGCAGGCGATGGCTGCTGGTGCATTGCGCGGCGACGAGTTCATCTCGGTCATGGAAGGCGCTCCGCGACTGGCGCAGGCCATCGCCGCTGGCATGGACGTATCGGTCGGCTCGCTCCGCAAGCTGGCCGCCGAGGGAAAGCTGACCTCCGCTGCGATTATCAAGGCGCTGGAAGATCAGGGCGACGTGCTGGATCAAGAGTTCGGCGCGATGCCGCTCACGGTGTCCCGCGCGACGCAACAGGTCCGCAATGCGCTGACGCTGATGATCGGCGACACCAGCGAGGCTACGGGCGCGAGCAAGAAGCTGGCCGAATCTATTGCTAACCTCGCCCGCCTACTGGAATCGGAAGATACCAAGCGCGCATTCGCCTCGGTGGTGGGCGGTATTGTCAGCGTGTCGTCCGCGCTCATTACCGCAACAAACAAGACCCTTGAGGCGATCAGCGCCCTGCGCGAATACCTCGGGCTGGCCGACAAGCAAAGCTCGGTCATGCTTGGCAATCGCCGCAATGATCTAGAGGGCGAGTTGTTCGCGGCCCAGCGCAACGCGGGCGGCGGCAATGGGATGCTTGGCGCGACCATGCTCCCCGGCGTCGGCCCTTTGGTCGGCATGGCGGGCGGACTGGTCAACGCCAGCGAGCAGGCGCGGATTCGCAACCTCAAGAATGAGATTGCCGAGATAGACGCGATCCTTGAATCGCGCGAGAAGAAAGCCGCCGACGACTTCGCCAAGTATCGCGGCCTCGACCCGAACAATGGCCTGAACGTCAACCCGAATGGAAGCCCCGCATCCGGCGGCGATAGCCCTACCGATGGCGAAGCCGCCGCCAAGCGCCTCAAGGCCGCCTATGACTCGCTGAACGCTTCGCAGCGTGAGCGTATCGCGCTGTTTGGAGACGAGAGCGAGGTAGCCAAGGTCACCTATGCGATCAACGAGGGCGGTCTGAAGGGGCTGTCCGAAGCCAAGAAGGCGGGGCTGTTGCAGGACGCCAAGTGGATCGACTCTCTGGAGGATTCGGCGGCACTGGAACGTGTTTGGGCGGATAGCAAGGAGGAAGCCACAAAGATCTTCCTTGATTCGGAAAACGCTAAGAATGAGGCAATCGTGCGGGGTCGCGCCGCCACTGACGACCTGATTGCCGATATGGAGTCGGAGCTTCGCATCACGCAGGCGCAGGGTGACGAGAAGGAACGGCTGATTGCCTTGCGCTACGCCGACGCGCACGCCACCGACGCGCAGGTGGCTGCCGTGTCCAAGCTGGCCGTTGAACTCAAGCGCGCCCACGAACGCGAGCAGGACATAGAGGACGTGAAGGGTGCCTTCAAGGGCCTATTCGTTGACCTGTCGGATAGCTCCGAAAGCGCCAGCAAAGACCTGGACCGTTTCTTCGACCGCCTCAAGCAAAAGGCGATGGAAGTCATGGCGGACAAGGCCATCAATGCGCTGTTCGGCATGTTCTCGCAAAAGGACGGCGCGACCAGCGGCGGCGGATGGATGGCGGCGATCATGTCGGCCTTCGGCGGCGGCAAGGCATCGGGCGGTCCCGTCATGGCGGGCCAGTCCTACCGCGTGGGCGAGAAGGGCAGGCCGGAGATTTTCACCCCGTCGCAGAACGGGACGATCTCGCAGGCCGGCCAGGGCGCCGCCGTGACCGTAAACCTGAAGATCGAAAACGCACCCTCGCAGCCCGAGGTTTCGCAGCAGCGCAATCCCTCCGGCGGTGTTGACCTGATGGTGACGTTCAAGAAGCAGGTGCAATCGCTGGTCAAGTCCGGCATTGCGGGCGGCGCCTTCGACGGCGTAGCAGGGCAGGCATGGGGCGTGCGCCGCATGGGGGTGTCACATGGCTGAGTGGCCCACCTCCCTGCCGACCCCACTGCTGGAGGGCGTTAGCTATTCCTCGCAGTCAAACGTCATCCGCACGCAAATGGATGCGGGCGTGGCAAAGACCCGCAGGCGATTCACCGCCGTTCCCGAGGACGTGACGTTTTCCCTGTTTCTCGACCGCGCGCAAGTCCAGACGTTGCAGGATTTCGTGGCGATCACGCTGGCTGACGTGCTGCCGTTCAATTGGCTGGAGTTCCGCAAGCCCGACACGACGACCGTCGTCTATCGGTTCAAGTCCCGCCCGAAGTTCTCTCCGATGGGGACCGGCCTGTATTGGCGAGCCGACATTGAACTGGAACTGCTGACCACCTTCCAAGGCACGTTCCTGCTCGACGTGTCCCCCCTGACGACCTGACATGCCACGCCAGCTTTCCGCCACCGCCGCCGAAGCGATCCTTGCCCGCGAGACGGGGGAAGTGTTCCTGTCGTGTCTGACGATCTCGGGCGACGGTCTGGACACCCTGCGCGCGGTGAACAACACCGAGCCGGTGACGCGAGGGACCGCGACGTTCCACCCGTACCCGTTCGAGGTCGAACTTCCCGAGGACACGGACGCGGCATCCAACGGCGTGACCCTGCGCGTGGACAACTGCGACCGGCAGGTAATCCGGGCGCTGCGGGAATACACGGGCGTCCCGCAGTGCACGCTGGAAGTGATCCTCGCCAGTTCGCCGGAGACGGTAGAGGTCGGCCCGTTCGAGTTCTCGGTGCTGGGATTCGACGCAGACGCGATGGTGATCAACGTGCAGCTCGGGTACGAGGAAGATTTCCTCAACCAGGGCGTGCCGAGTACCAGCTACACGCCGAGCAATTCGCCGGGCATGTTCGTATGACGCTCGCCGATTTTGTGGGCCTGCCGTTCGCCGACCACGGGCGGGATCGCGCTGGCTGCGATTGCTGGGGCCTGGTGCGGCTGGTGCTGGCCGACCTGCGCGGCATCGTCCTGCCCGACTACGGCTCCGGCTACCGCGAGACGACGGACAGCGCGGGGATCGGCGTGTCGATCCGCGAGGGGCTGGTGCGCGACTTCCGCAAGGTGGACAAGCCCGAGCCGTTCGACCTCGTGATTTTCAACCTCGCCGGCAAGCCGTGGCATGTCGGGCTGGTGGTCGGGCGACACCGCTTCCT